AATGATACGGCGACCACCGAGATCTACACCGCAATGTACACTCTTTCCCTACACCACCAAGAATCATGAGCATGAGCCCCTGCAGTGCGTGTGCGCTGGCTGTGGCGCGCTCTACAGTCTACACCTGCACGCCGTCTGCCCGGTCTGCTTCGCGGGCATCATCCCCTGGATTGAGGATCAAGGATGGCAAGGTGCAGGGCGGGGAGAGTTGACTAGGACGATGGAAAGATGGTGCCCGTGGTGCCGCCTGTGGATCAGGGTTGTGGCGGGAACCAAGCAATGCCCGTCATGCCACGAAGCCTTGCAGGACTGGGAAGATTAGTGAGGCGCGGCGGAATACGCTCGTTTGGGCTAAAGTGGCCTCCTCGACCGCGAACCCCAGCCAGCGCCTCACACTACCTATACGGAAAAGCGTGACAGCTACCGCTTCTTCTGGAACCCCTTCCACTCTCCAGACTCCATGCGGGCCTGCATCCCCTGGATTGAGGATGAGAAGAAGTTTTAGAAAATTTGTAGAATTTTGTGGACATTCAGGGCAGGGATATGGGTAAGAAAAATCCAGATTTATGTGAACGACCTTTTTGTCGAGAGCGATGGACTAAAAATGTGCACGGGTTCAACCAAGCTTACCAATTCGGTCGAGGCGGTGGCTGGGATTTGCACGTATGCGACCAACACGCCAAGCCTTACGAGGAACCAGGCGAGTACGGCAGTGGCACCTGGTGCTCCATAAGCCCAAGGAAAGAAGACCAGTGATAACCGGAACAAAGTTTCATAAAATTTGTGGACGTTCGCGGCGTGAATGAGGGCCGACGAGCGCCCGATCTGGGGCGGGGACGACGCCCGACAGGCAGAGATGGTTGCGTACAATAGGGGGTGTTCGATGCCTGAGAACATCGAGCGCCAAGGCACCTACAGGAGGCAATTCCTGCATGACACCCCGCAAACCAGTGTATGTCGCCGATCCGGCATCCCGCCCAACCATGTCCGCATTTGCTGACGGGATGCGCCTCAAGCCTACCCGCCACGAAGAGATGATGTGGCACGCTCTGCTTGATGCATTCAAGCCCTACCGTGTCTCAATTCGTGTGCAGGAACCAATCGGACCCTACGTAGCCGATTTCTACATCGCACCTTGCAATGTGGTGATCGAGGTGGATGGATCCTCGCATTTCAGACCAGGAGAGCGAGTTCGCGATCAAAAAAGAGATAATTTTATGCGGCAAAGAAATATTCGCGTGATGCGATTTCAGAATCGCCAAGTGGACCGCAGTGCGAAGGCATGTGCAACCTATATCCTAAACAAATGCTTGCCCTTACCTAAGCAAGAGCGGTTTATCAAAGTGACCATTTGCCCGCCCGGTTCAGCAAACCAAAGACAGACGCAAACAAGCAAACGGTTGTTTTGGAGGGCTTGATTTTTTTCTCTCGCCCCTATAACCTAAACGGGATTTTTCCCAACGCCAAGCACAGTGCCGAATACAAGGTGCCCCTCCCGGCTGCCATTCAAAAAATTTGAAAATTCTATGGACGTCCAAGGGGCGAACGAGGGCCGACGAGGCCCTCCGTTGGGGCCCGCCCCCGCCGGCTAGGGTCCCCTTTCGGGGTGGTCGCCGAAGCTTCACCCAGCCTGGCATTCACATCAGTCATTACCTCAGTGCTGGTTACCCTCAGAATCCCCATCTGTCAAGCTCCAGTAGCGCTCTTTACAGAATCCGAGCGTAAGGGTCGTATTCCTGGCGCTGCCGAGCTCTGTTCATCCCTGGAAACCGCATTCCTGCCGGCGTATCCGGAATCGCGAACGTAAGCGCTAAAGCATCAGCCAGGTCGGGCGATTTGCCGATGCGCTTCTTGATCTGATCCTTAGCCTCAATCTGAAACTTCCCATTCGCGAAGAAGTAGGTCGGCGCCGTCAGCTCAGAGATGATCTCCGGCAGCTGCGGCAGACAGCCGTTTTCCTTCACCCATTCGGCCATCTTCATCCACATTTCAGCCCGCAGATTGACGTACCGAGGATTCGCGCTGGGTTTGTCGAACTGCACTGCAATCGGCGAATGTCCGCTGGATCGCAGCACATCGATCGCTCCATGTGCCCAACCAACAGTGTCATCAAACAATTCCTGGCAGCTTTGCGGCCACTGAATGACTGCATTGGTTGAACTGTTTTGAGCGTTCCACTCCAGCTTTTTGGCCATCACCCGTGAAGCAATGTCGACCGAAACTGAAGAACCGCGGCTGTGTCTCATCACGATAGGCAGAAAAGCGCAAATGCCCTGGCGGGGAAAGATGACGGTGCGATCATCGCCAAATCTTGCTACATCAACACCCAGCCGTTTTTCACTCCAATCGAAGCTCTCAATCAGCGCGTTGCGATTCATGGCTGTTTCTACTTCATCGACTGAAAGCAAAGCGTTAATGCTGCCTGGCGGGAATTGCCCAAGCACATACGCCATCACCCAGGGATTGTCTCTTCCGTAGAGCGCGATTTGCTGTTTCGCCCAATCGATGTCTACGCGCGGACTGCGTTTCGGATCATCTGGATCGCCAGTGATTGACACCACATCCCAGTGATCTCTCTGGTTGGTACACACCTCATAAAGCATGCCAACCTGGCTGGTGGTGTTGCCGGCGGTGATGATCAGACCATCTTCGCAGCTGGTCAAACCTTGTTCAGCCGATCGCAGCATGTTGGGTGGAATGTCGCCGGATTCATCGATCAGGTAAAAGGGGAATCGCGAATGCATTCCCGAAAGCGTTCTGCCGATGGTTTCCTGATCGGCGGTTTTGTTCCAGCCTTTTGCCGCCAAAAAGAACGTTTCCGGGTGATCGATGGCCGTAATCCGCTCTTTGTTCCACTGAAACGTCTGCAGCAAAAACGGCGATTCACTCTGCCATCTGGCCAGCTCCGCCCAAAGATTGTCCCTCAAATTATCGGAAGTAATTGAAACCGCAGACCCTTTTGGATGCTCTTTCAGAGTTGAAAAGCACAACAGCCGATGCCATCCCGCCCAAGCCAACACCGCGGTTTTCCCTGGCCCAGCGCAGCTTTTCATGGCAACGTGTTTTCGCCCTGGCTTGCCCATCGCATTCAGCACATCCGCTTGCCAGGCGTCCGGTTCGGCGTGGAACAGCTGGCGAACAAATGCCAACGGATCGTGACGCCAGCGCCGTATGCGCTCCGTCACCCGCTGCATGTTGGCGGTGTGCACTTATTCTTCGCCAGAGCGAGCTTCGATTTGCTTGATGGGCTTTTCGGGCTCCGATTCCTCATCGCCGGAGATCAAAGCCGCCAGAGTGATCATGCCCGAATGACGGAGATCCCTTTGGTCGCGCCAATCTTCTGGGCGGCGATTCTTTAGCCAGAAGATGCAGGACGCCGTGTCTCCATCTAAAGCCTTTTTATAAAGCGCCCTCGCAACCTTAGCATCGGCATTTTCCCGTCCCGATTTAAGAGCCTCCGAAAACCTCGGGATTTGAGTCTTCCATAAATAGAAGGTTGATTCAGTAACTCCAATAAAATCAGCGATTTGCTTGTCTTTTGCGCCTAAGAGACAGTAGTTAGTCGCTAAAGCGTTGTACTCCGGCTTGTAGCTGGTGGGCCGGCCGCCGCCAAAGCCGCGTCCTACGCCTGTGGACTTGGTCATGACACCAAAGCTTTCCACCGCGCCGGCGTTTGCGCCCTGCGCTGGTATTGAAGGATTTTCTTTACCGTGGGTAGCGGCAAACTGAACTCTTTCGAGCAGGCCGCATAGCTGATGGCGTCGTCTTCATGCCGCTCGCGAATGAGATCAACCACCGCATCCGGGATGCTGGCATTGAAGTGACTCTCTCCGATGCGGTAGCCCCTGTCATTAACCGCCACCATGATGGCTCGCGAACGTGGCGGCATCGTCGCCGGTATCATGCCACCCTCGCAAATTCGCCGTGATTGTTGATTGCGTTTTGCGACATGGTAGAGGGAGCAGGCCTTTTTATTTTCCAATGGCAGTCGTCGCACTGCATACCATGCACCGTGCCTTCTTCCATCCGCAGCGCACCACTTCCACTGCGACAGAAAGTCGTAATCAGCCCAGTCGACGATCGCGACTTTTCCTTTAGTTAAGGGGATATACGCGCACAGGACAGGAGTCGTCGCCATGTTCAATCCTTTGGCTGAGATTGACTGTGACTCTGACTCTGATTATGACTATGACTGTGACTATGGCGTGGGGAGAATAGGCAACCACACCATAGCACAGACCTCGATGCGGCGGCTAGCATTAGGTGTTCCGCGGTCCTAGTCTTGCCGCGGAGCTAAACCGCGCGGTGGTCTCCTACGGGGTTTGGGAGCCTCCAGGAGAGAAAGCTGCCGCGCGGATGGAACCTCCAACGTCACTTCCTTACTGCACCACGCCATGACATAATGACGTCATGAATAAAATGTGGAAGTGGGTAAAGATGTTGTTGAGCGTTGCTTTTCTCGGTACCTGCGCCTTCTATTTGATCTGGGCACTGGGCGATTCGTTTTGGTGGTTATGCGCCCACGTGCAACTGGCCATCCGCGAAATATTCCGGCTGTTCATAGGCGCCGGCTTACTTGCTGCATTATTTGGTATTTACATCCTCGTCTTAAAGATCGGGAGCGCATTTAGAGGCCCTAGAGCAAAGACATCATGAAAACCCTCACCCTCCTGGGCCAAAAAGGCGGCAGCGGCAAAACCACACTGGCCGTCCATTTGGCCGTTGCCGCCCAGGAATGCGCCGAAACGGTGGTGGTTGTCGACACCGACCCCCAGGAATCAGCCGCCACCTGGAGCCGCGCCCGGGAAGCCGAAACGCCCATCGTCACCCGGGTGTCAGCCTCCGGTCTGGCCATGGTCCTCGATATCGCCCGGCGAGAGAAAATGACCCTGGCGGTCATCGACACCGCCCCTCACACCGCTCCAGATGCCGCCAAAGTGGCCGCGCTTTCAGATCTGGCCGTCATTCCCTGCCGGCCTACCGCCTTTGACCTGGTGGCCGCGGCGCGCTCCGTCGCGATGGTCCGAGCTCTAGAGGTCCGGGCCGTGTTTGTGCTCAGCGCCTGCCCGGTGAGGGCTCCAGAGATCGCCGAAGCTCGCGAGGAGCTGGCCAAATATAGACTCCCTATCTACCCCGGTGAAATCTCCGAACGTCGGGCATTCTCGCGCGCCATCTCCAGTGGTCGCGCGGTCACCGAATTTGAAAGCGCAGGGAAAGCCGCC